CTATCTGACCAATCACCCACCCACCGAGGCATCCACCATGTACATCAAAACCCTCAACATCACCCTGCTACAGCCCGAGGCGCCCCATGCCGCCCACATTGGCATGGAGCAAGTGCTGCAGACCCTGCAGCGCGTTGCCAACGACGGTACCAGCCTGCGCGCCGTGGCTGCGCCATCCGCCCCTGCACCGGTAGCCACCACCGCACCGACCCCACCCGCACCCGGCCAGCCATGGCCCGGCCAGGGCGGCATCTTCATCTGCACCCTGCCCGCCCAGTTTGGCCTGTCCGCCCGCCACCTGGTGGCAGGCACCAACGAGGCCGAAGACCTGACCTGGGGCCCCTACGGCGAAGAAGCCCCAGACGCCACCAGCCAGACCGACGGCCGCGCCAATACCGCCGCCCTAGTAGCTGCCAGCGACGAACACCCTGCAGCCGAGTGGGCTGCTAAGTACACCGAAGACGGCCACACCGACTACTACCTGCCCAGCCGCATCGAGCTGCTGATGTGCTACCTGCACGCGCCCCAGGTGTTCAAGACCTCGGGCTGGTACTGGACCAGCTCGCAGTGCTCGCGCGACCTCGCCTTTTGCCAGGACTTCGAGTACGGCGGCAGCGGCGCCAACGGCAAGGTCTACGAGTTCCGCGCCCGTCCTGTCCGCAGCATTCAACTTTAGCCCTCCAACCCTTCGCCACTTTCACCCACCCACCACCGGCGCGCAGCGCCGGTCCGACGCAAATTTTTGAAAGGCAGCACCCCATGCGCACCATCACCATTCCTCTGTTCGGCACCCTCCTTACCACCCACGGCGGCCACTTTGGCGCCATCCTGCGTGGCGCAGCCGCCGACGGCAGCCGGGACTACGCCCTGATCGTGTCCGAAGCATCGGCCGACATTGAAGACACAACCTGGTCTGAGGACTACACCACCATCACCGGCGCCGATAGCAAGACCGACGGCCAGGCCAACACCGACGCCATGGCCGCCGCAGGCCTGCAGCTGGCCCTGCGCATCAAGGCCCTGGACCTTGGCGGCCACACCGACTGGTACCTGCCCGCCGACGCCGAGCTACGCGCCCTGTCGGCCACCGCGCCCGAACTGTTCCAGCAGAAGGACTGGTACTGGAGCAGCACGCAGTACTCGCGCTACTTCGCCTTTTGCCAGGACTTCGAGTACGGCGGCAGCCGCGCCTACAGCAAGGACGGCGAGTTCCGCGCCCGTCCTGTCCGCAGAGTTCAACTTCAGCACTTGAGCACTTAAACCCTTCCGCCCGCTCACCGGCGCGCAGCGCCGGTCGCGCGTGATTTTTTGGCCCACCAGACCCCGTTTTGCACCATGGCCCTCGCCACCGACCTTGAAATCCACAAGCACGGCACCGCCCTGCTCGACCTGTGCACCGACGTGCAGGCCCGTATACCCCGCGCCTTTCGGGCGTCCGTGGGGTACCGCATTTCGGACGAGTGCGTGGAGATTCTGGTGCTCATCGGCCGCGCCAACGCGGCCCGCCAGCCGCAAGACCGCGCCACCCACCTGGAGCAGCTGCTGGAGCGCCTACAGGTAGCGCAGATCTTGCTGCGCACTGCGCACGCCAAGCGGCTGATCGCCACCACCTTGTGGGCCAACAGCATCGAGCTGACCGACGCCATCGGCAAGATGGCCAACGGCTGGCTCAAGTCCGCCCGGGCCCGACTCACCGGCAACCCGGTGGGCGATGGCGCCACCCCAGCCACCGCCACCCCGTCGGCAGAGCCACAAGGCTACACGCCCGGCCTGTTCGACAACACCGCCGCAGCGCCTGCAGCATGACAGCCAAGGCCGCCATGCCCGTGCGCTTTATGAATCTGGTCGAGCCGCTGGGCTCCAGCAGCACCAGCACCCCAGCGGTGCTGACTGTCAGCCCCACCGCCAGGCGCACCACGGATACCACCGCGCGGCACACCAGCGCGGCCCGGTCCGGCGCAGTTTCCCCGCTGATCGGCGCAAGCCTTCGGCAGGGCGACGTAGATAGCTCGACGCTTCGCAGTACTCGCGCAACAACGCCTTTTGCCAGGACTTCGAGTACGGCAACAGCAACGCCAACAACAAGGACAACGAGTTCCGCGCCCGTCCTGTCCGCAGATTCATCCACCCTGGTCGTGCCCAAGGGTGCGGCCACCCTACACCGGGAACACGCCGCATGAAACGCGACGCCTTCACCCTCCCTCTCGCCTTCCCCGGCGAGCTGATCATTGACAACTTCGCCGGCGGCGGCGGTACCAGCACCGGGCTGGAGGCCGCCTTTGGCCGCCCCGTGGACATCGCCATCAACCACGACCCCGAGGCGCTGGCCATGCACGCCATCAACCACCCGCACACCCAACACCTGTGCGAAAGCGTGTGGGACGTGGACCCCATCGCCGTCACCGGCAACCAGCCCGTGGGCCTGGTGTGGCTGTCGCCAGACTGCAAGCACTTCAGCAAGGCCAAGGGCGGCACGCCCGTGGCAAAGCACATTCGGGGCCTGGCCTGGGTGGGCATGCGCTGGGTGGCGCTGACCAAGCCGCGCGTGCTCATGCTGGAGAACGTGGAAGAGTTTCAGACCTGGGGCCCCCTGCTGATGGGCGCCGACGGCACCGCCCGGCCCGACCCCGCCCGCAGGGGAAAAACCTTTGCCAGCTTTGTGCGCCAGCTGCGCGCCCACGGCTACGTGGTGGACTGGCGCGAGCTGCGTGCCTGCGACAACGGCGCCCCCACCATCCGCAAGCGCCTGTTCCTGATCGCCCGCCGCGACGGCCTCCCCATCATCTGGCCCGAGCAAACCCACGCCGCCCCCACCGACCGCCGCGTTCTGGCAGGCAAGCTACTGCCCCACCGCACGGCCGCCGAGTGCATCGACTTCAGCCTGCAGGCCGCCAGCATCTTCGACCGCAAGAAGCCCCTGGCCACCAACACCCAGCGCCGGGTGGCGAAGGGGCTGTGGCGGCATGTGCTGGCTACGGCCACGCCGTTCATCGTGAGCCACAGCGCCAACGATGAAACAACCACGCCCTACCTGGTCAACACCCGCAACGGCGAGCGCAAAGGCCAGCAGCCGCGCGTGCGTAGCGTAGAGCAGCCGTACTGGACGGCAACCGGCCTGGGCTCACAAGGCGCCATGGCGGCAGGCTTTCTGACCAAGTTCAACACGGGCAGCGTGGGCTGCAGCCTGCTGACACCTCACCCCACCGTCACGGCGGGCGGCGCGCCCAAGCGTCCCAGCACCGGCATCACCCAGGGGTTGGTAGCCGCCCACTTGGTGGACATGGGCCACGGTGAAGGCGCCTGCGGCACCAAGCGATTCAGCCACGGCGTGCGCGACGTGCGCATCCCGCTGGGCACCTGCACCGCCAGCAACCCGCCCAGCGCTCTGGTCACCGCCTGCCTGGAGCAAGCCAACGGCGGCTTCTACGACGGCGACGGCCGCCCCATGGATGCTCCCGCCAGCACCATTACATCCAGCGGCGCGCAGCAGCGCCTCATCACCGCCTACGCCGTCAAGTATTACAGCAGCGGCGGCCAGTGGCAGGGCCTGGGCGAGCCCATGCACACCCCGCCCACCAAGGGCCGCATGGGCCTGGTGCAGGCCGTGCAGGTCAGCGCCGACAGCCTGGCCCCAGAACACCGGGCCCGCGCCCGCCAGTGCGCCGAGCTGCTGCACCAGCACCTGCCCGAACACTTCCCCACCCCGGCCGACATGGTGCTGATGTGGCACGCGGGCAGCTGGTGGGCGCTGGTGGACATCACCCTGCGCATGCTCAAGCCCAAAGAGCTATTCAAGGCCCAGGGCTTCCCCGAGGGCTACGTCATCCACGAAATCCCCAACCCCGCCCTGCTGTTCAAAGACGGCAAGCAGGCCGCCCACCCCCTGCAGGTGCCCCGCATCCCCCTGTCAGCCACCGCCCAGGTGCGCATGTGCGGCAACAGCGTCAGCCCACCCCAGGCCGAGGCACTGGTGCGGGCGAACTTTGGTCATGAGGCCGCATGGATGGTTGCAGCATGACCGTGCCCACTCTCAACACCCTGCTGCAGGCCTACATCGACTGCCGCCAGCACAAGCGCAACACCGCTAGCGCCCGCGAGTTTGAGCAGCACCTGGAGCGCAACCTGTGCGACCTGCACGCCGAGCTGCTGGACGGCAGCTACCGCCCCGGGCGCAGCATCTGCTTTGCCATCACCCGCCCCAAGCCGCGCGAGGTGTGGGCCGCGCAGTTCCGCGACCGCATCGTGCACCACCTGCTCTACAACCACATCGGCCCGCGCTTCGAGGCATCGTTTGTGGCCGACTCCTGCGCCTGCATCCCAGGCCGGGGCACCCTGTACGGCGCCCAGCGGCTGGAAGCCCAGGTGCGCAGCTGCACCCAGAACTGGGCCCGCCCCGCCTTCTACCTGAAGTGCGACTGCGCCAATTTCTTTGTCAGCATCCGCAAGCCCATCCTGCTGCAGCGCCTGGCCGCCCGCATTCATGAGCCCTGGTGGCTGGCCTTGGCCACCACCATCCTGATGCACGACCCGCGCAGCGACGTGGAGGTGCGCGGCAAGGCCAGCACCCTGCGCCGCGTGCCCGCGCACAAGAGCCTGTTCAACGCCCCAGCCGACACCGGCCTGCCCATCGGCAACCTGAGCAGCCAGTTCTTCGCCAATGTGCTGCTGGACGGCCTGGACCAATACGCCAAGCACCAGCTGCGCGCGCCGCACTACGTGCGCTATGTCGATGACTTCGTGCTGCTGCACTCCGACGCCCGCTGGCTCAGCGCCGCTCTGCGCGACATCACCGCCTGGTTGCCCGCGAACTTGGGCGTGCAACTCAACCCCAGCAAAACCATCCTGCAGCCAGTGGACAGGGGTATCGACTTTGTAGGCCAGATCATCAAGCCCTGGCGCCGCACCACCCGCCGCCGCACCCTGGCCAGCGCACTGCAGCGCATCGAGCACCTGCCAGCCGCCGAGGTTTTCAGCGCGGGCAACAGCTACCTGGGCCTGGTGCGCCAGGCCAGCCACAGCCACAAGGAGCGCGCGGCCGTGTGCCGGGCGCTGCTGAAGCGCGGGCACGCGGTGGAGGGGATGAATTTGAGCAAGGTATTCAGGAGGAATGAGGCATGACTGATACAACCACCACCGCATTTCCACCCGAAAAGCTGCTCATCCCCGGCACGCCCATGGTGCTGGACCTGCCGGGCGTGGCCACCACGCTGTGCGTGTCGGTCTCCACCGTGCAGCAGATGGTGCGCGAGGGCCACTTCCCCGAGCCGCGCCAGCTCTCAGGCCGCCGCGTGGGGTGGCTGGCGATCGAGGTTGCCACCTGGGCGGCGTCGCGCCCCAAGTCCACCCAGCTGCCACCACCCAACACCGGCGCCCGCAAGCCCCGGCCTACGCAGGCAGCGGCGCAGGCTGCGTGACGATGGATTCCAGCCGCGCATCGAGCGCGGCCAGCCATTGGACCCGCTCTTTGTCGTAGCGGTAGAGGTTGTAGTCACCCGCCACCCCTGGCACCACGTGCCCCAGGATGGCCTCGCCCACCTCATGCGGGCAGCCCATGGCAGCCAGCATGGTGCGGCCAGTGCGGCGCAGGTCATGGGGCGACCAGTGGGTGACGGTCAGACGCTCGCGCACGTGGTCTGGCCGGGTTTTGCAGTAGGGCTGCCGGTAGTGCACCTTGCTCTGCATGTACGCCTGGGTTTGTGGGCCCACCAAGCCGGCGCGCGACACGCTGGGGAAGAGCCAGTCACTGTCACCAGCCAGCAGCCGCCGCACGATGGCGGCTGCACGGCCAAACAGCGGCACGCGCAGGTCCACCGCGTCCTCGATGTTCCTGTTTTTGGTCAGCCCTTTGGGCATGGTCCACCACAGCACGCCGCCCTCATCCCGCACAAACTCGCGGCGCAGCTGCACGATCTCAGCCCCGCGCGTGCAGGTCCACAGCTGCAGCATCAGAAAGTCCTGCACCTGCTGGCTGAAAAGGTGCATGTTTCCGGCCACCAGGCCGCGCACCTCGGCATCTGTCAGCACGCGCTTGCCGGTGCCCTTGTGCACGCCGTCGCGCTTGGCACCCTTGCTGCGCAGCTTGCGGGCCAGCACCTGGCGCCACCAGTTGGGCAGATCCTCAGGGATGCGCCCCGCATCCATGGCGTAGTCCCAGGCCGCCCCCAGCTCTGTTCTGACCGAGTTGGCCAGCACGGGCCGGTCTGACAGGCTGGTGATGAGGTCGAAGGCGAAACGCCGGGTAACTTCGGCAACCGGCTGGGCCTGGTGCTGCAGCGTAGCTTTTTCTAGCCGGTTGCGCACGGCTATAGCCCCCTTGGCCTCACGCCGCACATCCAGGTAGCCGGTAGCGTAGTCGCGCACCAGGTCGCCCAAGGTGTAAACAGCCGGGGCTGGAGGCACCGCCGTGGCGCGCTTCTCGCGGCTGGCCTGGGGATCGCCGCCACCGTCGCGCACCGCGCGCAGTTCAGACCACCGGGCTGCAGCCTCCACAGGCGGCATCTCGGGCCAGTAGCCCAGGCGCACCTGTTTCATTTGACCGGTGTCAGGGTGTTTGTAACGATACGTCCACGTTTTGCGACTCGCCGACGCCACAAGCCGTAAGCCTTTGCACCCATCAACGACAATATAAGAACCAGGCTGCAAAGCCTTTGCGGCCCTCGCGTCAAACTGCATTCGCCACCCCTCCATAGTCAGGGCGGCGCAGGTTTCAAAAAACCTACGCCAAACCTACGCCAAGGCGGCAAGTGTAGCCACATTCAGCCAAGCGCAGACACCAAGAGCCACAACAAAGTGCGCAGCTGAATGAGCGAAAAAATGCAATCAAATCAAGGCGTTGCAGCAAAAACGCCTTGAATATCAATGAGTTATGAAGGCAGAACAAACGATGAATATCGTTATCCTCGATTCTCATATTCTCAAATGAGAATCTATTTTCAATCTGATTACTTACGCTAAAAGCTACGCTGCTTTCAGACACTCATCGACCTAGTTGCGGCACCATGTACTGCACGGTTTACAGACTTTACGACGGCCAGGGCAAGCGCCTGCCGAACGATGTAGCCAAGGCCAACGGGAAAACCGGCTGGCTGGTGTATAGGCTCAGGCGCCCGCAGACTGGCGAGCCTTTTCGCCACGCCCTGCTACTGACCAAAGAAGGGGCGCCCGATCATTCCGAAGTCCTGCCGCCCCTCCTCAATGCCCACCTGCGGCCGCTGCATGGCGGGATGCGCCTCACAGGCCAAGACTTTGACGCGGGCCACCGCCACCTGAAACAAGCCTGGTGGGTGGTGCCGGTGGCGTTCTAGCGCCGCTAGTCGATTCGCGGCGGCGGCCCATCATCCCTTCGCGGGATGGTCTGCCGCTGCACCCGCTCCTGCAGCTCCCGGGCTAGGTCGCGCTGATCGCGGCGCTGGCGTTCGGCGAGCTGGCGGGCTGCCCTGCTGGCGCGGGCAGATCGCTTCATGGTGCCCTTGATTTAGCGGGCCACGCCTCCCGCATCAATCCCGCATCAGCTGCGTGCCCTTCAGCTTTGCGCGCGATGTCTCCACCACGCTCCGCCAGTCGTCCACCTGCAGCTGCCAGGTCTTCGAATACGGCTGTGCAGGCTGCGGCGTACTCTGCGAGGGCGGGCTGGGCAGCTCGCTCGATGCGGGCTGGCAGGCCGGCAAAGTCGCCCCGCAGGCCTGCAGCAGTAGTGCGCAGGTCACGCAGGCTGCGGTCCAGATCCTGCTGCGCTGCCGCGTTGCGCTGGCCGGTCGCTTGAAAATTGGCGAGTGCATCGTTCAGTCCCTTCTGAAATCCGGCCATGTCCTGCACGGCCTTGTTGGCGCCTGCCAGCTGGTTGCTGGTGGCCTGGTGCTTGAGCTTTTCAATCTCCAGCCCGTAGCGGTTGCCCTGCGACCACCAGGCGGCGCCAAACCCGACAGCGGCGGCGACACCAGCGGCGATGAGGTGAGAGGTCGGCAGCGGGATCACAGCAGCACCGCCTTTGCCGCCTCATACAGCGCCAGCCGGTCGGCCAGGCCGTTGGTGCCGCCGTTGATGCGCTTGGTGATGCGGATGAAGTCGCCCAGGTCGGCAAAGGTATTGAGCTCGCGGCTGTGCCAGAACCAGGCGGCGCTGATGGCGGCCAGGTCGGGGCGCTCCAGCAGTGCGGGATAGGCCTCCAGATCGGGCACACTGGGCAGGTACGCGGCCAGGCCGTCGCGTGTGGCGCAGTAGTTGGCGCGGCCGGTGGTCTGGATGAGGCCGCGCCCCATGTAGCGTTTTCCGTCCCCTGGCTGGGTATTGCCCAGGTCTGCCCTGCCCTCATAGCGCTGCTGCGCGGGCGTGGGGCCCCAGATTTCGCGCACGTATACCAGGCGCCCGGATTCGTGGCCGATCTGGGCCAAGAAAGCGGCCAGTCGGGCTGGCGTGTTGATGGCGAAGGTTTCGCACGCCTTGGTGATGTGCGGCAGCCAGTCATCGGCCCGGGCGGCGGTGCAGCCGGTGGCGGCGCGCAGTTGTTGTGCAGTGAGCATGTCAGCCCTCCTTGACGCGAGTACGAACGATGAGCGTTGCAAACCCCAGCAGCACGCAGGCGTCTTGCAGCGTGGGTTGCTCCAGGGGCAGCAGCGGGGTGATGAGTGCGCCGGCGCCGCCCACGGCCAGCAGGGCCCAGGCGATGGCCTTGAGCCATTCGGTGGCGCGCTCGCGCACTGGCAAGCCGCGCCTGCAGGGGGCTGTGCGCTCCAGCTTGTTGAGGGCCTCGGCCAGCACGATGAGGCCAGACACCCAGTGCACCACGGCCAGCGCGGTGATAAGTGACGTTGCGGTGGTCATGGCGTGGCACCTCCCCCGGGCTGCTGCGGCGCGGGTTGCACCTGGCCGCTGATGCGCTTGATGGCAAACACCAGCACCTGCTGCGCACCACCACCCACGGCAAAGGCACCGCCCAGCAGCAGGCTGTCGGGCAGCTGCGCGGCCAGCAGGGCCAGCGGGGCCAGGTAGCCCGCCGTGAGGCTGCTGGCGATGGCAACAAACATGCGGCGCACAGTGGTGCGCAGCAGCTCGCGCCAGGTGTCGCTGCTGCCCGGAACAGCATTGAGCAGGATGATGGCCACCAGGGCACCGGCAAAGCCAGCAATCAGCACATCGACCCGCAGCCCCAGCGACACGCCAAACGCGGTGATCATGGTGCTGGTGGCAGTGGCAGTGGCCACCGTGAGGACCCCGGCAGCGGTAGACGATACGGGCTCAGGCATCGGCACCCCATGCAGGCAACGCCGACCAGGTGACGGGCGCGCGCAGGTCATGGCCCGCGATGGGCCACCAGGCTTGCTGCCCCGATGGCTCGTGCCACACGTTGCTGATCTCATAGCCCACGCGGATCTGCAGGTGCAGGGGCCCCACCAGCTGCTCAGCGGCCTGCAGCTGCCATGCATCGCCGCAGCGATACACGGTGGCGCCGTTGCCGCGCCACACCTGCACACCGGTGGACAGGTCTACCGGGACACCGAGGCGCCAAGCGCGGTACTCCCCGGCGTTGCGCCTGTACCAAGCCTTGCGGCTCTCGGGGCTGCGCGGGTGGGTGCCTGGCAGCCAGTAGTTGGCGGCGATGGCCTGCGCGTCTGCAGGGTCCAGCCACTGGCCAGGCGCGGGGCGCCCGCCCTCGGGTGTCTCCACCCATGGCACGTTATCGCCGTGCGCGGTGATGTTGACCATGGGAGCAATGTCCCAATCGGCCAGGTCGGGGCGCACGTCCACCAGGCGCTCGGCCGCCCAGGGCAGCAGCTGGGCGATCTTGCCCGCCTTGAACAGGCGCACGCGCCACTTGCCCCAGGTGAGGCCCTGCGCGCGCTCGCGGGCGCCCTCCAGGGCAGCAATGGCGGCCGGGTGGTAGTGATCTGGCACACCGGCCGCCCGCAGGTGCTTGTGGTAGTTCATGGGGTTCCTTCAGGCAAAAGAAAACCCGCCGAGGAGGGTTGCTGTGGGTACATGCTGAGCAACAGCGCCGCCAGCCCGTTGGGTCCCAATCGCCAGGGTTCCAAGATGCCCAGCGCTGCGCCCTCCGCCTCGCTGCAAAACCAGCCATCGGGCGCCTCGCGCACCAGCCAGCACACAAAGCGCAGGTTGCCCGCCAGGTCGTAAGGCTCGCCCTCGTGCGCCTCAAACCAGGCGCGGGCAGCGGGCTCCAGGTGGTCGGGCAGTTCGATGAAGTCCCAGTGATCCGGGTCGTAGTCGATGCGCTTGAAGCGCACACCGCCATCCGTCCAGCTGGCACTGGCGCTCATCCCATCGGAGAACACCAGCTCGCAGTGGCTGTATGGGCCACGGTCCACCCACTGCACGGCGTGGCTGTACACGGCCTGCACGCCGGGGCGCGTGCCTTTGTAGAAGGCGGCGCGCATCACTGCCCCTTGTAGCGCTCGATGTCTGTTATGGGTGCGGTCAGGATCTGCTCGGCACGGCCTGCAGCCAGCAGACCAGCCGCCTCCAGCGCCTGCACACCGGCCTGCAGGTCAGCGCGCCCCAGGTCGATATATGTGGCGTCCTGCTGGTCTTTCAGATCCGCTCGCAACGCTGCCGCCTGCTGCCGCTGAGCAAGGGGCGCGGCGGGGTTGTCGAGAGCCGCCATTTCAATGGCCACCTTCTCCGCGCGCGTGAATCGGTTGCGAAAGGCCAACTTCGTGATGTGGGGCGGCGGGGATGTGGGCTCATCCTGCACGGCCGCCACTCGCCATGCTCCGGGGTATTGGGCCTCGGCAAACTCTTCGTCAGCCAAGATGGTGTTGATGACGGTTTCACCGTCCAAGATTTCGATGCGCATCATTGATCCTTCACGATTCTGAGACTGACATAGGCAGGGCCGCCAGGCCCACTGAGGCCAGACCCAGACCCGCCGCCGCCACCGCCCCAGCCGCCAGCACCGCCTTTAGCTGATCCAGCGCCACCGCCAGCAAAGGCGCCGCCAGCGCTACCGTCTCCGCCGCTGTTGCCGTTGCCACCTTTGCCGACGTTACCTGTCGGGTAGATGCCAAAGGTGTAGATGTTGACGGTGCTGACCGGGTCCACTGCAATGCTGGGGCTTGCCGCCGAAGCGATGCCGATGCTTCCGCCCGCACTGGCATCACTCACGCTCAACGACGATGACCGCCCCTTGCCGTTGCCGGTCACATTGACTGCTGCGCCGCCCGTGCGCCCACTGACACCTCCAGTCGTCATGGCGCCCGACTGAAGCCCTGGATACCAAACATCAGCCCCCGTGATCGCGGACACCACCGTGGCAGGATTGAGCGCTGCAAAACTTGCCGAAGCTGGTCCGCCCTCGCCGCCGGTAGCCGTCAGGATGGTGACGCCGTTGAGCGTGACGGTCGTCGTTCCGCCGTTGTTGCCAGCAACCCCGCTACCCGTCACGCCGGCCGCAGCGGCGGGAATGGTGATGGCCAGCACATCGCCAGCAGCCATACTGATTTGCTTGATACCCCATGGCCCGGAATTCCCCCCCAGCGCCACATTGCCCGCCCCACCAGATCCGCCTGCTGCCTGCACCACCAGGTTGACGGTCAGCGCAAACGGCGCTGTGAAGGTGCCGCTTACATCAAAGTTGAGCGTGAAGGCCGAGGCGCCGTTGCTGCCGCCTCCAATGTTGTCCAGCGTGTTGAGAGTGTTCGGCATCAGATAAGCCCTCGGGTTGCGTCTTCGTAGGTTCGGTCGAGCTGGCGATAGCCAGCTGTCACCACGTAGCTGCCGCGCGTCAGCGTGCGGTCCTTGGTGGTGCCGAAATTGATGATGTAGGTGCCAGCGCCGATGGCCTCGCGCACGCCGAAGTAGTCACCCTTCACCCAGGTGACGCCGGACATGTTGAGCGTGATGCCAGTGGCGCCGATGATGTAGCGCACGCCTGGCACCACCGTGGTGTTGCTGGTGATGTACTGGGTTGGCGCCACGCCGGTGTCCAGGGCGGTCCATGACGCGGACACACCTGGCACTGCTGCCGTCACATCCGCCAAGTCAGCCAGCAGCAGCCAGAACCGCCCGTTGTCTTTCACGGTGGCAGGCTTGAGCAGTGGGCCCGTCAAGCTGGACCAGAGCCCTTTGAAGTTGGCCGCGCCCAACACCACAGCCTGCACGTCGGCAGCTGATGCTGCAGCAGAGGATGCGGCATTTGCCAGCGACTGCGTTTCTGTCGCGTTGCTGTTGACGTTGTCAGCAAGCGCATTCATCTGTGTGCGGTAGGCGCCGCTCAGAGCCTGCTGGAACGGGTACGCCCGCGAATCGAACGTAGCGCGGTCGTTGGGGTCTGGCGCCGTGGGAAGCGCATCGACCGGAGTTGGGGCAACGATTGCCATTAGATAAGTCCTTTCACATTGACCTGCAGGGTGGCAATGCCGTAGCTGTCGTAGCTCATGGAGCAGCTGCCGATGCCAAAGACGTTCAGGCCGTCGAAGCCTTGGGAGGTAGTGGCGATCCACGACACCGGCACATCGAGCACCTGCTGCACGGTGGCCAGTGCGGCGTCTGCCTTCTGGCGCGGGATGACAACCGTTGCGCGCAGGTTGGTGGCCTTCCCGCGCCGCTTGATGGTGGTGGTGCCGTCGTCGTTGGTTTTGATGTAGCTGTAGCTAGTTGGCTCTGCCGACGCGCCACCCGTGACACCGCCCCACTCCGCATCGCCGAGCAGCGGGGTGAGGTCGCCCACGTTGATCATTCCGATACCCACCGCCGCACCCGAGGCCGCAGTGACGGTGACGGTAAGTTCAGCCGTGGGACGGATGGGCAGATTGCTCAGCACCAGCTTTTGAATGGCACGGCGCTTGCCGAACATGTAGTCGTACCAGCCCGTGGGCGGTTCGGTGAGGCTCGCAGCGCCGGTGGCCGGGTAGCGATAGATTTCTGTGCCGCCGGGCGCATCCTTCACGCTCACCACGATCTGCGTGCCGGTGAGGCCGTACAGGCTGATAGCGTTGAAGTAGCCAGGGCTCAGCACGTAGGTGATGCTGGCTGTGGCCGTGGCCGCCGTGCTGGTGTAGGTATCGAAGGGAGCGAAGCGCTGCGTAGGCCCAGCATCAAGCCAGAATGCAGTATCAACCTCCGGCAGAGCCGTGCGCCCCGTGTGCGCCTGGACACATTCGTACACGCGATGAGTTGTGGTGCGGATGCGGCGGTCGCCCAACACATAGTTGCTAGCAGACACCCACGCCGTTTCGCCAGCCGCAGGCTCTGCAATGGTGGTGCCCGCGCCGATCATGGCGTCGGTGATGGTGATGGGGACGAGGATGTTCATACGGTTTCGTCCTCAACAAGCGCCATGGGCACCGGGGAAATCGGGTTGCCGTTGGTGGCGCGGCTGGTGTCCTGGGTGTGCCCCTCAATGGCTGCGAGACGGGTTTCTAGGCGAGCGTTTTGCTCTAGCAGCGCTGCTAAAAGCGCTTCCGTCTGCCCACCGCCACTCATGCCCGGATTGGCCGCCGGGTTGTAAGCCTTGGGCACGATGGCCTCACCCTCATGGATCTGAGCCAGCATGTCGCGCGGCACGTAGTTGGTGCCGACTGCGAATGCGGGAATGTTGTTGGCCTTGTACCAACGCTCCCAGTCCGATTCGTACAGGCCAGACAGGCCTGCAAGGTCTTCGGGGGTGAGCTTGTTGTCGGCGATCCACTTGTTCAAACCTTCCGCATCGCCAGTGCCGTCAAAGGCGTGATACCCAGCGGCATACTTGTCGAGCCGCCTTTCCTGATCGAGGCTCACGCCTGCATAGATGGTGCCGCCCGTGTAGCCGCCCACTGGCGTCTGATACTTAGTCGAGGTGTTTGCCCCAGGGCCAAAGGCCGTCCCCCCAGCACCGGTAGGCCCTCCTGCGCGACCAGATCCACTTGCAGAACTAGCCGAAGAAGCCTTCGGGAACATCAGCGCCTCAAGATCCTTGATGGCTTCAGTGACGCTCAGGGTGGCTTCATACGTGCCGTTGGCGATGTCGATCTGCTGCTTCCAGTAGTCGAGCGTCTTGTCCAGCTGGTCGCTTTGGGCCTCCAGCTCCTTCACCGTGCGCTCAGCGCTGGTGAGCTGCTTGCCGGTCAGCCCCTCCAGCTCCGACAGTTTTCCGGCCAGCACCAGGCGGTCGCGGTCCAGCTCGAACTGGCTGGCGTAGCCAGCGGAGTCCAGACCGCCACGCGCGGCGCTGATGGCGTCTGCCAGTTGGGTCTGGTCGGGCAGGTAGCCCGTGGTGCGGGCGGTGGCCAGCGCCTGGGTGATGAAGTCGTTGCCCTGCACAGCCAGCATGGCGCGGGTGGAGTCCACCTCGCCGTACAGCTCTTGCACATTGGTCTTGAGCAGGTCGAACAGGCCGCTCATGGTGTCGGCCACTTCGCGCGCCACGTCGATCTGCGACTGCAGCGCCTTCTTTTCGGCATCGATGGCGCGCTCCAAGCCGCGCAGGGCCTTGTCGCGGGCGTCGGCCTGCTCTTTGGCGATGCGGGCTGCTGCGTCGTCGGCGGACTCGTTCAGCTGTGCGAACGTGCCAGACAGAGCCAGCAGCGTGGCGGCCGTCTTTGAGGCGTCCTTGCCGATGCCCAGCACCTCGGCGTTCACATCGATCAGCCCAGCCAGTCCCTTGTCGAATGCTTCCGGGTCGAGGCCCTTGGCGGCCAGGTCGCTGACGCCAGCCAGGAACCCGTTGAGCTTGCCAGCCAGCGCTGGGTCGGCGGGGCCGTTGCCCAGCAGCGCAGGATTGATGGTCGATACGAGGCTGCGGCCACCGGCATCGGCCAGCGTGAAGCCATCCTTGCCAGCGCCTGCGATGGCGTCGTTGATCTGCTTGGACAGAGAGGCGCGGGCCTTGTCCTGCACATCCACCTGTTCCAGCGTGCCCTCCACCAGGCGGCGGAATTCGTCGCGGTTCTTGGGCACGTCGATGCCCAGCTCGGCGAATTGCTTGTCCACCTGCTTTTGCAGGTTGGCGCGCTTTTCTTCGTCGGTGTAGAAGTTGTCGTAGTAGGTGTTGAGGTTGGTTTGCAGCTTGTCGAACCCACCAGCGGCAGCAGCCAAGCCCGCAGCGGCGTCGAAGCCCATCTCTGCCAGCTTGTCCAGGCCCATGGCCTCGAATGCGCTGGTGAGGTTCTGCACCCCGACGATCTGGGCGTTGATGGACTCCAGCAGCGCGTTGGCAGCCTCTTCGCTCAGGCCCTCGGCGTCCACGCCCTTGAGCATCTTTTTGACCGTCTCCGGGATATCGGTGACGGACTGCAGCGCCTGGATGGTGGACTGCTTCAGGTCGAGCGTGAAGTTCTCCAGCGCGGTCTTGAAGTCGGGGCTGTTGGTGCTGAATTTCTCGTACAGCGTGCCTGCGTAGTTGTCGCCCTTGCCGCTCTCGCCGAAGGTGGTGCCATCGGACAAGATGCCGCCCGCGAACACACCGCCCCGGCCTTTGCTGGACGTTTCCAGACCTGCCGAGAAGCCCGTCAGGGTGGCCTTGCTGCCCAACGCCTTCAGGAAGGCATTGATGCCGCTGGCCGTGCCCGAGACCGCATCGCGGATAGCCTGCTCGTTCTGCACCGGGTCGCCTTCCAGGCGGTAGGCCTGGCCAGCGATCAGCGCGTTGCGCTGGCCGTTGGAGAAGTCGCGGTCGAACTGCTGGCCCTGGTAGGTGTAAACCTGGTCACGGCGCTGGTTGGTCACGGTGCCGTCGAACGACACGCCGAACTGGCCGCCGGTGCGGGTTTCGCCCTTGGTGGCTTTGCTGATGGCTACCAGGGCGCCGATGCCCAGGGCGATGGGCCCCAATGCGCCCACAATGGTGCCAATGCCGCCCGCCGTTGCGCCAGAGCCGATGAGGCCTGTACCAAGGCCCAGCGTAGAGCCCAGGTTGCCCGCCATGAGGCCAGAGAAGCCGGTGGTAAGGCCTGCACCAAAGTTGCCCGCCAGTGCGCCCACGCCGCTGAGGATGCCCCCTGCGCTGCCCAGGATGCTGCCGCCGCTGGCCGCCGCAGTGGCAGCGCTGGCAGTGCCAGCCAAGCCCAGCGCGCCAGTGATGGCGCCCGCCACGGGGTTGATGATGGCGCTGATGATGGGCCGCAGCACCAGCGTCTTGAACATGTTGACGACGGTGTCGCGCAGGTTCTTGGCGAAGCCCTTGCCCGACTCGAAGCCGCGCAGCAGCGCGTCGGTGAGCGAGCGCTCGATGGTTTCTGACGTGCGGGTGAAATCGTCCTGGATAACCTTGTTGACGGCGGCGGAGCCTGCCACGCGCTGCTTTTCGCGGGCAACAATGCGCAGCTGTTCTTTTTCAGCGTCTTTGAATCCGCCCTGTTCGATCTTTTCGAGGTCGCGGGCCAGCTCCAGCTCGGACTGGCGCAGGGCGACGATCTTGGCGCGCTCCAGGGCCGACAGGCCCGTGAGGCGCAGTTCGTCCTGGTACAGCGCGGCCTGCTGGTTGGCAGCGGCCAGTTCGCGGTCCAGGGATTCGTTCATCTCCTTGAACCGGCCTTCGGCGCGGGCGGCGTTCAGGCGCTCCTGCGCCTGGATCTGAGCCTCCAGCGCGGCGATGTACTTTTCGCTGAAGCTGTCGGAGGCCTGGGCCTCGGCCATGCGGGACTTGAGGGTGGTCAGGGCCAGCTCATCGATGGCGGCGGCGCCCTTGCCGTACACGGCGTTGGCGGCCTGCTGCTTGTCTGCCTGGTCTTGCAGGGCATCGGCGGCCTTGAAGGTGCTCTCGACCAGCTTGGCGTATTCGTCGGTGGACTTTTTGACAGCCTTCTGGCGCTGCTCTTCAGCCGCTGCGGCACGCTGCACCAGGCCGAGCTTTTCAGCCTCCACCAGGGCCAGCTCTTTATTGGCGCGGGCGGTGCCGGTGATGCTGGTCTTGAGCTCTTCCTTGATCTTGAGGGCCATGCGCTCGCCGTCGTTGAGCTTGGCACCCTCCAGGCCCTGGGTGCGCAGGGCCTCGATGTACTTTTCGGTTTCGGTGATCTTGGCTTTGATGGTGGCGAGTTCGGATTCGCCGGTGGATGCGCCCGCCTGGTCCTTGAATTGGTCGCGGATGGCGCGCTCGCCACGGGCAATAGCTTCGGGCGTCAAGGTCGCGGAGCCGGGATTTACCGCGCGCTCTTTCTCAAGGTTCTGCCGGTACTTCTCCAGCTCCTTATTCATTTGCTGCCGCTGGGTTAGCCCCTTGGCCTGAATCTTTTGAAGTTCGTCGCTGGCAACAATGGCATCCCTTTCCGCCTGGGTTCTCGCCGCCTGCGCGTCTGCCGCACGACGCAACATGCGCTCATCACTCTCCATGACTCCCAGGCGCTGCCTGAGCACTTCAATACCCTTTTCCAGACCTGACGTATCCGCGTTTGGGTTGATCGCCCGCTTGTCCGCCAGCTCCTGCAGTTGGCGTGAAAGGCGCGACCTCACCTCATCCGCAGCATCCTTGGCAGTACTCGGGCGACCAACGTTGAGCATCTGGTCCCATGCCCACTTGGCACCATCACCCACGCCACGCCATGCGCGCTCCAGGTAACCAAGTCGCCCTTCGAGCGTCGAAGCCACGGTGGTCATGGCCTTGTCGTAGGACTGCTGCGAGAGCGCTGCCGCTTCGCTGGCCTTGCCCTGCTCCTGCAGCGCCTTGATCTGTTCGTACACCGCCGCCGTGAGGTAGTTGTACCGCTCATTGAGCTTCTTGGCCGCCTCCACAGGCTCCTTGCCCAGCTCGGCAAACTCTTTCACCGTGTCCTTGACGGCGACACCGGCATTGCGCTCCAGCCGGATGGCCGTGGCGGTGAATTGCTCCAGGTTTTGCGATGCGATGCTGCCGGTGCCCACCAGTTGGGCTACCACTTCGGCTGCCTTGGACTGGGTGCCCACCACGGCAGACACGCGCTCTGCCATACCTTGCAGCTGCGACGTGGTGACGCCCGCAGCATTGCCCGTCAGGGCGATGGAGCGGGCGTAGGCATCAGCCTCTGCACTGCCCTGCTTGTAGGCCAGGGCCAGGGCGACACCCGCAGCCGCAGCCACAGTAAACGGGTTGACCAGCCCCACCACATACCCGCCCAGCGCCTTGGCGGCATTGCCTGCGCCGCCGAACATGTCTTTGAGCTGGCCGCCCTGCTGCAGGAACACAGTGAGCGGCGCCTGGCCGCTGGCCAGGCTGGTGACGATGTCGGTGAACTGCGCCGGCACGCCACGCAATGCGGCGGCCGTCTGCTTGGCGGACACACCAACGGCGTCCACCCCGCCAGCCACACGGCGCAGGCCTTGCTCGGTGGCTTGTACGCCGTCGAGGCTGAGGGTGATGCCAAGGGGTGCGGTCATGCAGCGTTACCGGTTGGTTAGGGGTGGTGGCCGTGGTTCTTTAGCGCGCAGCTCGGACCACGCTTCAAGGCTTGCGAACTCGCAGGCCTGCAGGCAGGCGAACAGCTCGCGCCGCTCGGGGCCGGGCTCGATGCCTTGCTCGTCCAGGTAGGCGCGCACGCCGGTGTAGTCGAGGCCCGTGGCGCCAGCCACGCCGGTGCGCCACTGGGTTTGCAACTGCTGCCAGTGGCCCCATGCATCAACGCATTCGGGCCACAGGTACACGATGTCGCCCCCGGGGTCTGGCTCGCCCTGCGCGTCAAACGCACCCACGGCCGCCAGTTGCGAGAGCAGCCCACCCATGGGGCTGGACGGGTCTGGACCCGGCTGCTGTGGCTGTTGGGCAGAGTGGCGCGCATGGTTGTGCTCAGCGATCCGGCGGGCGACCTGGGCTAGTTTTTTTCCTTGGCGCCGTTCTCGCGCATGTAGGTGTGCCAGGCCAGCGCGGCCACGCCCGGGATCTTGCTGAGCGCCTGCCACGCCTCGGGGGTGTAGGGCACGGCTTGCTTTTCGCCGTCTTTCACGCCGGACCAGTCTTCAATGACATCGGCCATGAAATCGACGTACACGTAGGAGCCGTCTTCGCTCTTTTTGGCCTGGATTTCTTCGGTGTCCAGGCGCTTGCAGGTGAGGGTGAAGTCGAACGGCTGGTCCACACCGGCTTCGTTCTTGATGGTCCCCTTCACAGGGAACTTGACCTTGGGAGAGATGACGAGAGAGATAGACATGGGAAAAGCCCGATCAAAGGCCCGATGGGAAGGGAGTGCGCGGCGTGCCCGCTCGGGCAAAGACGGAGCCAGCGGGCCTTGCAGCCCACCGTGCCGCGCACGAAACCGTGCGCATGCCGGGGTGCGGCATGCGCGGTGCGCGATCAGCTCGCGTAGACGGTGGGGAGGTTTTGCGCCTCGATGGACACAGGGGTCTGCACCACGCCCTGGGCCTGGCCGGTGGGCACGCCGGCGGCGCCCACATAGCCCGTCATCAGCATCTTTGCGCCGGTGCCGAAGCGCAGGCGGATGGCGCGCTTGGTCTTGGACTTGTAGGCCTTGTTGCACTCCACGAAGCCGGGGTCCGTCAGGTCGAAGAAGTTGGTCATGGCCAGCGTGAGGGGCGCCGCAATGGTGGGCACCTGCTTGCGCACCTGGTCGTGGATGGTGGTGACATCGGCTTTTTCGTAGTCGCCACCGCTGGGGCTGATGCTCTGCACCGTGCTGAAGGACGCGCCAAAGGTGATGATCTGGTAGCTTCCGTTGATGAAGGTGTCGTACAGCGTGGTGTCTTCGCCCTCCAGCTCGAACGTCTTGGCGGTGGTGTTGACGTTGGCGATGCGGAAGATGCGGTCATTCACCTGGCTCATGCCGTTGGCCGAGATGGCGATGTAGTCACCGTTGCTGGGGTTGATGCCACCGCTGTACGTGGCCACGCCCGTGGCGGCCTTGCTGATGGCGGTGATGGTGACGGCAGCAGCCAGTGCGGTTTGCACGTCGATGCCTACGTTGGTCCAGAAGATGGGGTTTGCCATTTGGGTTACCTCGTTGGAAGGGGAATCAGAAGAAGGTCGCAGCCGCCGTGACGTGCCGCACGTAGAAAGTCACCGTGGCGCAGGCGGTTTGGTCGCCGTCCACGTCGAAATCCCAGGCCACGCCCTGGGGGTCGATGGACCCCACCAGGCCGCCGAGGGATGGGTCTTGCATCAGCCGCTGCACGGCCGAGCCCATGAGTTCGTCCACCACCACATCCACCGGGCTGGCGGTGGTGCCGCGTGCATAGCAGTCCACCGCCACAGCGGTGAGCCACAGCGCCATGGCACCCTGCCCCACCGATGCATCGCGCTCTGCCTGGGCTGGCCGCACCACGATGGCCGTGGCCATCTGCTGCGGCACCACCCGGGCCCGGGCGCGAAACACGTTGGGCGACACGGGCGCAGCGGCCTGCAGCGCTGTCTGCATGGCGCCAAGCACCTGGGCGAACTTGGTGGGGGCGGTCATGCGGCCTCCAGCAGCAGGCGGGTGGACCCAACACCATCGGGCTCCACCGCAGCCACCAGGTAGGCAACACCGTTGACGGTGATGGCCTTGCCTACGGGCTGCGCTGGCACCTGGGCGGAAGGGACCGCCACCGTTGGCTGCGATCCGCTCATGCCCAACGGCCCCACCGAGCCCATGGCGTAGCCATCGTCAAAGATGCCACCGATGGCACTGCCGCCATCGATGGACACCTCGGCATTGGCCAGCCGCGTGAACACCGCGTTGTTCACGCGGGATTCGAGGGCGGCGAAGGGGGCGAGGGACATGGCGCTCAAGCTCTGGCTATCAGGTGGCTGCGGGCAGGTATTGGCCGAGCTTGATGACCACCGTGGGCGATGGGTTAGCGGCAGCCGCGACGGCCACGCCGACGCATTGCTGGGCCGTGGTGGTCTTGTTGACTACCTTGTTCGCTGCGTCCCAGAAAACCCGATCACCCACAGCGATGGCCAGCGCACTGGTCTTGCCGATGGTTACCACGCCTTCAGTGAGGAACTCACCGGCCGCATTGGCAGCCACGTCATTGCAGGCGACGCCGAACAGGCCGGCGCCGAACAGATACCCCACGCCGGAAGCCACGGCTGCCGCTGGGGTGAGAGTGAGGGTCTGGCCCCCTTGCACGAAGTTGCGCATGTCGATTCCTTGAAGTCAGATGAGCTGGGGAGGTGCCAGGGCGCATTGCGCCCTGGCTGCGGCATCAGGCGCCGGCCGCCTTGTAGAGGCCCCGGAAGTCGATGGCCTTGGCGGCGAAGTCCAGGCGGCACTTGTAGGAAATGCCATCAGTCTCGAAGCCGACTTGCGACTCGATGACTGGACCCTCTGCGCCGTCGAGGTAGCAGTACTCGACCGTATCCACCTGGGAGTTGGCGGCAGCCAGATACCAGGCCGTGGCGCTGTTTGCGTCCAGCACCGGCTCGACCACCGGAGTGAGGGCGGTACGGCCGCCAGCGCGGAACTCATTGACCTCGGCCTTCGTGCTGGGCACGTAGTTGCTGCTGGTGAGCTGGTAGGCGGTTTGCTCCAGCGCTGCAGGAACAATCAGGTAGCTGGGCGCAAGGTTCAGCTCTTCGTTGGCGTAGCCCTTTTGCAGGCGCATCGCCGTGCGGCCAGCGGTGAGGCTGGAGAACTGCAGTGCGCTGCCTGCACCTGTGCCCAGGTTGGCGTGGCCGCCTGCCGTGGTAGCTGCAGTGGCGTTGAACAGCGCGCCACCGTCAGCCAAGTTGGCATTGGCCGTGAGCTGGGCGTACACCGTGCGGTTTTCGAGGCGGCGGGCCGCGAAGCCGAAGGCTGTGACCATGCGCTCGAAGGCGCGCAGGTCATCGTTGACGATGGCCTGGCGGGTGAGCGACACGATGCGGCCATAGGTCAGCACAGCGTAGGTTTCACCACCATCCGTCATGGCGCCGTACTTGAACTCGCCCGCCTCGTTGGTTTGCAACAGATCAGGCGCACCAGCCAGCTGCACGACGCTCAGGTTCTTGAAGTCGGGCGCGTTGGGCGCGCGGCGAGCCCACAGGGCATAAGAGCCAGCGTTTTCCTCGTAGGCGTTGCGCAGGCGCTTGTTGGCGACGTTGGCGAACAGGCTGGTGAAGTCGCTGGTGCCATGCATGCCACCAGCGCGGAATTCCAGCATGCGAGAGGCCAGGGTCATGCGGTCAAGACCGCGAGTGTGCTGACCATGCGCTTCGAGGAAGTCGCGGCCGATCTCCAGCAGGCTCATGCCACGGTACTGGCGGCCGTTGTCGTCCAGCGCGGTACTTGGAGCAATGCGATGCAGGATGGCCTGCTCGATGCCGGCCATGCGCACCTGCATTTCGTCGCGCACTGTTTCGATACGGCCCACATTGCGGTGGCCACCGGCTGCGCTGTCGCGGCGGGCCAGTTCGTCCAGCACGGCGCGGCTGGCTTGTTCGACAGTGTTGCCCGCGCGGATCATGCCCGCAGCGAGGGCGGCCACACCGTGGCGGGTGCACAGCTCGACAATGTCGGCCGCACGGGT